TGCAAAAGAGCAACAGGTTGAAGCTAAGGAGCCTGACACAGGAGAAGAACGCACATACAAGAAACGGTATGATGACATTCGCAAGCTACAAAGTAACACTGCAGCAGAACTAAAGGCTATCAAAGCCCAACTAGAGAACGCTAAAGATCAAGGCATTGTACGCCCACCTAAGAGCGATGAAGACATTCAAGCTTGGGCTGACAAGTACCCTGACGTTGCAGCTATTGTTGAGACTATTGCTGAGAAAAAAGCGCAAGAAAAGTTTAGCTTTGCAGAGGACCGTCTACGCCAGATTGATGAAATGTCTGAGGAAGCTAACCGTAGTAAATCTATGGATGCTATTCGTGAATCACATAGCGACTTTGATGATCTCAAGGAGAGCGACGAGTTTCACGATTGGGCAGGGGAACAGCCTAAGTGGGTACAGGATGCTTTGTATGAGAACCAAGATGACCCACGCTCTGTAGTACGGGTCATTGATCTATACAAAGGTGACAAGGGGTTAGACACTAAGTCCCGCAAGAAGTCTACCAAAGAAGCTGAATCTCAAGTAGGCAAGATGTCCATGCAGGACTTTGAAAAAAACCAAGACGCAATTATGACAGCACAGCGTTCAGGTACATTTATTTATGATCTTTCTGGTGGTGCAAGGTAAATAAAAGCTTGACAACAAAAGATTACTAAGTATAACTATACCTACAAGACACTACTTTGAGAAGCAAGCCCTACTAAAGTGTAGCCACCTTGCTTCTCAATTACTACTAAGCAACAACATATTAGTTAAGACCTACCTGAATTTACAGGCCCGTTGTAACAACGCCACCCTTAAAAATGCAGCCTCTTAAACTTGTGTTAAGCTTAATTAAACCTAAGCCAAACATTTAATGGAGGAACCATCATGGCTTTTACAACGGCATCAGGTTATGGGAATTTACCAAACGGTAATTTTAGCCCAGTAATCTATTCAAAAAAAGTACAGCTTGCATTCCGCAAGAGTACAGTAGTTGGTGACGTTACCAACTCAGACTATTTTGGTGAAATCGCTGCACAAGGTGATACCGTCAAGATTATCAAAGAACCCGAAATTTCTGTCTCAGAGTATGCACGTGGCACGAATGTCACAGCACAAGATTTGCAAGACGAAGATTTCACCTTAGTCATTGATAAGGCTAACTATTTTGCCTTTAAGATGGACGATATTGAAGAAGCACACAGCCACGTCAATTTCATGGACCTTGCAACAAGTCGCGCTGCATACCGTCTAGCTGACAACCATGACCAAGAAGTTCTTGCGTACATGTCAGGCTACAAGCAGTCTTCTTTGCACAGCAAAGGTGATACCCTTAACACTACTGTTAATGGTTCTAAGGCTGTATCTACTGCAGGTGCTAACGAACTGCTCTCCTCTATGCAACTGCATAAAGGTGACTTTGGCAACATTACTACTGCCTCTGCTGGCACTCACTCAATTCCTGTGACTGCACGTATGCCGGGGGCGACTTCGCTGCCAACTGCTACCGTTTCCCCTGCAATGATTGTATCACGCATGAAACGTTTGCTTGATCAACAGCAAGTTGACTCACAAGGTCGCTGGCTGATTGTGGACCCGGTGTTTATGGAAATCCTTGCTGATGAAGATTCACGCTTCATGAACGCTGATTTCGGTGAATCAGGCGGTTTGCGTAACGGTCTGTCCGTTAACAACTTCCACGGCTTCCGTGTTTATTCCTCGTCCAATTTGCCAGCACTCGGCACTGGGGCAGGTACAGCAGGTACAGCTAACCAATTGACTAATTGCGGTATTATCGTAGCTGGTCATGACTCGGCTGTTGCAACTGCAGAGCAGATCAACAAAACCGAAACATATCGTGACCCTGACAGCTTTGCTGACATTGTTCGTGGTATGCATCTATACGGTAGGAAGATTCTTCGCCCTGAAGCAATCGTCACTGCCCGTTATAACGCAGCATAAGGGAGATATAAATTATGGCTACTTATGACATGACTTCCATTGATACCGCTGGTGTTGGGGCAAACTCTATTGCTGTCCCAACCAATGTTGGTAACTCTGTACGAACCATTGAAGCAATCCTAGATATTGATGCAATGGTTACTGCTGGATACTCTGGCGCAGATGGTGACATCTTTCAATTGCTTGAAATCCCTGCCGAATCAGTAATGCTTGCTGGCGGTGCGGAAATCATGAAGTCCTTTACGGCTTCTTGTACTTGTAATATTGACTTCGCTGGTGGCGATGACATTATTGACGGTGCTGCACTAGACGCTGCTGCTGGTACATACCTTGCAAAAGGTACTGCTGGTGAAGCTAACATTGTAAATACAGGTGCTGCATCTACTTATGCGGCTGCTGCGTTAGCTCTTGTTAGTGCTGCAGATACCATTGATGTTGTTATTGCTGATGCTGCACCTGCAACTGGACGCCTTCGGGTCTATGCAGTAATTGCAGATATTTCTGCTGCAATGACAGAACCTGCTGTTGCACAGCGTGACCTTCTGTAATAAACCTACATACTTTGGGGCTGGCTATATGCTGGCCCCATTAGTGTATCAATCTTATGCAACAAAAAACTCTTGGGGCATAAAAGATTTATTGAGGAAACATAATGGCTCTTACTTTTCTTTCATTAACTAATAGTACTATTACTCGTATGAATGAAGTAGAGCTTACATCTAGTAACTTTACTGGGTCAAGAGGTGTACAGACACAATGTAAAGCAGCAGTCAATGAAGCAATACGATACATCAACCAGCGTGAATTTGGATATTCTTTTAATCACGCTAATAATTCTTCTACCTTAGTAGCAGGGCAATGTAGATACACAGTACCTACAAGTACCAAGTCTATTGATTATAGCACAGCTAGAATTAAGCGGGACACTGATCTTAATACAACAGGTAATAACCTATCAACGTTGAACTATAATGAATATATTGATAAAGACTATGCCAATGAGGAAGACGATGTTATAGCTACAACGCTAAACGGGTCACACTCTGATAGCGTAGCTACACTAACACTTGCATCTACTACAGGGCTTGACGCTACAGGCACAGTACATGTAGGTAGTGAGCAAGTCACTTACACTGGCATACTAGGTAATGACATTACAGGCTGCACACGTGGTGCTAATAGCACAACTGCTGCTGCACATTCAAGTGGCGTAGCAGTCACACAGTTTGAAGGTGGTGGCGTACCTAGAAGTATTGTACGCACTCCTGACAACAATTATCTTTTGTATCCGTACCCTGATAAGGCATATGCATTAGTGTTTGATTATTACACCTTTCCATCTGACTTGTCAGCCCACGGTGATACAACTTCTATACCTGACCGTTTTGCACCTGTCATAATAGATGGTGCTACAGCTTTTGTTTATCAATACCGTGGAGAGGTAAATCAATACCAGTTAAACTTTAGTAGATTTGAGCAAGGCATTAAAAATATGCAAAGCTTGTTAATTAATAAGTATGAATATATTAGATCAACTGTAATTAATAGACCGCGTGGTTCTTCTAACTTTATGTCAGGTGTTAATTAATGCCAGATAATTCTCAATCTCAACCAGTAGCATTTAATTGTGAAGGCGGTTTAGTTAAAAACCGTTCTACTTTTCTTATGCAGCCGGGAGAGGCTTTAGTTTTAGAAAACTTTGAGCCTGACGTTGAGGGTGGCTATAGACGTATTAATGGTCACAGAAAATTAATTAACCAACTTATACCACAGACTAATAGCTCTGGTGAAAAAGTACTTATGATTGCTAAATTTGCAGATAAGTATATTGCTGCTAGAGGTGAGAAGATATGGACAAGTGGTTCTGCTGAACTACGTACTGTTATTGAAGCTAATACCAGTATGACAGGTTCAGGCACAATAGGCGTAGACAGTGTTGCAGGTTTTTCTAGTAGTGGCACTCTTGAAATGGCTATTACAGAAACAGAGGTAGAACGCTTTACTTATACAGGTATTAATGCATCATCTGACCCTCCTACTTTTACAGGTGTAACACGACAG